CGCCCGTTAGGCGTTCGGCATGCGCTGATGCTTCAGTGAGAAGTTCGGTTTGAGCTTGGTGATCCCGCTGCATGGTTTCCACCTGGGTGCGAGCTTGGGCGAGTTGGTCTTCGAGTGTGTCGGTCATAGCACGGGAACTCGTGTCAACTGCTGCGTGATAGACACGCAGGCGACGAAGCGCCTCGTTGCGATCCGGCACCATGCCTGCGAGATTGTGACGTTGAGCTTGGCGACCGCTGAAGGTTTGTCCTTCCATGGCTTCTGCTGGAATGGCGCGTCCGCGAGAGAGAACGGCGGTGTGGAATTCCCCGGCGATCTCCGCGAGGTTGGAAGAAATGAGTTCTCGTTGGTCTTCGGTGAGTGGTGTTCCCGGTGCTCCCATCGCCTTGTATTTGCCGACAGAAAAAACTTCCACCTTGATGCCTGCGCGATCGAGTGCGGCGCTGTTATCGATGACCGCTTGCACCACGCCGATGGATCCAACCTGAGCGGATGGTGTGGCATAGATGGCGCGTGCTTGGCTGGCAACCCAGTAAGCCGCCGAGCACATGAGGCCAGATGAAAACGCATAGACTGGTTTCTTTTTGTCGAGTGCAGCAACGGCATTCGCGAGCTCTGGTGTTCCGGCCACCGTGCCACCTGGAGAGTCGATGTTGAGAAGCACAGCTTTGATGTCATCACGCCCAGAGATTTCTTGAAGAGCATCGGAGATTTCCTCGGAGCTGGTTGCTCCATAAAACATCTTGGCGAAGAGATCAGCTTTGCGAAGGATCGGGCCTTCGATGGCAACGACTCCAATTCCATCCTCCACCGATAGGAGTGAATTTTGTTGGTTTTGATGGGAGAAAATTCCTGCACGTTCTGCCTGCGATTGATACGAGGCAGAGATGGCGTGCAGGGCATCAGGTTGAATCAGCCATTCGCGATGTTGGATTACCGGGTTCACGCCCGTGCGGTGGTGTCAACGCGGATGGATAACGATCACTTTGCTTGCATGAATCCCGCAGCAGCCTTCCAGAGCATCTCAGGAGGAACACCATACTTGGCGGCAGTTTCCAGGATGAGTTTGGCATCAGCGCCACGTCGTTCGATTTCCTCGCGGAAGTCGGCACCGAGTTCGGCGTAGTGATCGGTGATAGTCTTGAGACCTGCTTCCACGTCAGCGCGGTTTTGCTGTGCTTCCCGACCTGCATCGCAAGTAACCCGCTTGGGCGGCACTGTGGAGATCTTCCACCAACTCGGCACGGGAGGTAGCAGTCCTCGGGCAATGGCGTCACCTATCACATAAGCCCAGATCGGACGAATGAGACGCCTTTCGAGAATCATCTGGCGAAACGAAAATCGACGGTCGGCCTTGGCCACGATCAAACGCACTCCTGCACCACCGACCTTGCTGGAATCAGCTGCGAACTCGAAGGGGATCATGCCAAGTGCTGAATCACGACGCAGATGTTCGAGGAAGCCGGTGAAGGTAGGACTGGGGCGGTTCGACTGGAAGCTATCGAGTGACTCGTCTGGCTTTAGTGCTACCAACTTTCCTCCGACGATACGTTGCAAGCTGACTGGGTCGCTCGCTTCTCCCGCGCCATGCGCATTGCCCACCACAAAGTCGCCATTGTCGTCGATCTCGCCTCGTGCTGTTTTGAGGATACGGGACACATCGGCATTGTCTTTGACCGCATGCTTTTCTAACGCAAGGAGCTCCATCTCATCGAGCAGATGATTGATCGAGTGCTGGATCGTGGGGTGATTGCGCACACCACCGGCCCACTCGGGTTCGTGGACGTGCAGGATAGCCGATGCCGGGAGATCATATGCTGAATTGTCATCTTGCAGCACACGGTAGAACACGGGCGCACCATAGGCATCGAGGCCAACGCCATCGACGGTTTCTTTCGATCCCCAGTCATCCCCCATGCGGTGACTCTCGATCAACTGAATGCGTGGCTCGCCATCGAGGTCGCGGGTTTTGTGGACGAAGTATTCGCCATCGATGTCCATGCCCCGACAAACGAGCGCTTGGCATTCTTCAAAGGAAAACCGCTGCGTGATGTCGCAGCGCGCGGACCAATAGGAAAAGTATTCTTCAGCACTGCGGTTCCAAGATGCGTCCGAAGATTGGGCCTGAACGCGGATACCGTCACCAGTCGAGTAGATGGCCATGTTGGCCACAAGTTCGCGAACGAAGCCAGAGTTCTTGTGAAGATAGCGCGACTTGCGCACCAGTTCTGTGCGGATGCCTGGCGTGAGTTCCTTGCGTGCATCTGATGGAGAAGCTCCTGGCACCGCACCACGACGAGGCGACCAGTTCGCAGACTCAAACGACGATCCCCATGCTTTGGGCAAAAGCACGGGTGGGAGCAAGAGTCGGGCGATGGATTGGAGTCGGTTCATTTCGCAAGGTGTCCGTGGATGAAAGAAGCCGATACCGTTCGTGGTCTGCCGTATGTTTGCGGATCAAGAAACTTGAGTGCGTAGGCACATTCCTCTAGCACCTGATCGACGGGCATGGTGAATTGCTTCGAGACGGATGTTTCCGCGTCGTTCCAGTTCATGATGGTCTTGCCTTCCATGAGCAGCGACTTCGCTTTCTGCTGGATGGCGAGAACTTCGGCGACGGTAAAGCCGGTGATGAAGAGTCCTCGTGCCATGGTCATTTTCCTTTCCAAGTGGAGTTGCGACCGCGTGTGTCGATGTGAATGAAGCCCGACGTCGGATACAAACCGAGACCACCAACGAACTTGCCTGCCTTGCGCCATGCGATGAGTCGCTCATACACGCGTTGAGTGCTCAAGTCATCGAAGGTGATGTCGAGTGCGCTAAATTCTTTGTGCTGGCTGAATTGTGCTCCACCGACAGCCTTGTTGTAGGCCGGTGAGCGATAGGAACTGAGGATGCGGCATGGTCTTCCGTAAGACTCGCGCAGTTCATCAACAACGCGCAGGACAGGCACGATGTTTTTCCAGAGTGGTTGAGGAGGTGTGCTGTTCTTCACTCCCTTTCGCTGCGTCGCGAAATACGATTCGAATTCATCTGCGTTGAAGTGACGAAATTGTTGTGCGGCAAACCAGTCGGAGAATTGACTCATGATTCTTCGTCGGGAGTGTCAACTGTTGTTGAGGCTTCTCGTCCTACGATCTTGAGCATGGTGGCTGCGGCGACCTGCATTGATTCCGAATCAAACAGGTGGTTCGGTCGTGAACCGATTCGCTCCCACATCCACTTGCCGTTCTTCTTGATCCTGTGCTCGCTTTCCATCTGCGCGAGATAGTCCTCATCGATGTCATCAGGAACTTCCCATACCGGACCCTCGTCAGGGTTTTGATTTCGACGCAGGCGCGCGAGCGTGTCCTTGATGTTGAGGTTCGACCAATAGAACACCGAACATGTTTGTCCACGACCTAACACAACTTTGCGACGTGGGGAGTAGAACCTCTCGATTGATTTGCGACCCTTGACCTTGTGGGTGAATGTCGCTCGCTTGTCGCCCATGAGGGCGGTCCATCCGTGCGCTGCGCATTCGCGATAGACGTCATAGGTGGCGTAGCCCGCATCGACGAATACAAGATTCGGGTGAATGCCAAATCGTTCCTGTACGGTTTGCACATCGGTGAACGTTAGCACACGCTCATTCCACATCAGGCGGCTGGATCCGTCCTCGGCCCATGCGCGAACGACAAGAAACAAGTGGTCCATCTGGCAATCGACCGTGAGTATGCGAAGCGGACAGGCACATGGCTCACCGGCAGGAACCAATCGTCCTTGCGCATCGACTCCTGCCTCACCGTCCCACGTTTCGCCTTTGAGATAACCGCCTGGGACGATGTCGAGTTTGTAGTCTTCTAGGTATTCACGCCACGCCAGAGCCAGACGTTTTTGGTAGAACTGTTGAATGAGACTTACGTCGCCTTTACGCGCTGCGGCCTTGGCACGAAGGTAGAGTTCAGCCAGTCGCCCCCAACTCATAGCGCACAGGGCATTCCAGTGGAATCCTGCATTTTCTTTTGGCGCATTGGGATTGGTGACGACGTATCGACCCGACAAATTCAATTCGCGGCGTGTGCGGTCGCTATCCTCGAAGTAATGATTGCATGCAGCGCAACGCATGGAGCTGGTGTCGCGCACCTTCTGGAAATCCCACTCGCCTGATTCATCGCGGGCGTCTTTACTCCACTCGACCTGCTCCCACTTGAACGGCTGGCGTTGATGGCAGTGAGGACACGCAAACGTCCACTCGCGCATGTCGGTGGTTTCATGCTTGCGGTGAGTGTCGTCGTCTTCCTCACCACCCTGTGACATGAACAAACACTTGCCAAGCCAACCGAATGCGGTGACTCGGGCCTCTGCTTCCGCCATGTGTCCCGTCGGCCAAGACCATGTCTCGTCCCCGATGAGCCAACGAATGGAACGGCGCTGAAGATTGGTTTTGTTGTGAGCCCCTAGCACCCATAGCGTCATGCCATTGTTGAAGTGAACGGTAGCCAGACGCTTTTTATGGCGATTGGCAGGGTAAAGAGAGCGAACAGGTGGGCACTCGTCGAAGAGTTTCTGGAGTCGGCTTTCGCTTTGGTCTTTGGCGTCATCGTCAGTTTCGTTCAGCCATAGTGTTGGCCCCGGATGGTTCGCGATGATGTGCGCTAACCCAAACTCGCCGACGCTTGTCTTGCCGCTCTGAATCGACGCAATGATGCTGACGATGCGGATCTTCGGATCGACCAAGGCCTCCATGGGCTCACGCATCCATGGTGAGTTGGCTGATCGGAATCGTCCGGGAATAGGAGAATACGGAATCGATGTGATATGATCCTCGCACCATGCCCATGGCGGACGGCGATCAGGAGGACGCCATGCTTCACACCAGATGCGCTCTAATCTTTTACGTGAGGGTTCGATCTTGTTCATTCGCTCTGATGGAGAATCGTCAACACCTCGTCGATGGCGCGGCGGGATTCTTCCTGGATTCCTGTGGCATCGAGGCCAGAGAGAATCGGTGGCAATTCCTGCTCAAACTTCTTGCGGAGCATCGACGTTGCCTGCGCCACGAGTTCGGTCCATGCCTGACGCACTTCTTCCACTGCCACGAAGTCACCGCGTTTGATGCCGAGTCGAAGTTCCCGCTCTTCTACCTCGGCGAGAAGTTTGCGCGCCTTGAGTGATGATTCGATGTCACCCGGTTCGGTGGTTTCACTTCCTTTCAAATCATGCCGTCGCATGAATTCCCGCCATGCTGCCACATCGTGCAATCCATTCGCAGCGGGCTTTGGTGCGTCCTTGCGTTTCTTCCAATTGTTGATCGACTGACGTGTGACTCCTAGGATCGCCGCGAGCTCGACGTAGGAGGCTGCCGTTGCGGGAGCGGCTCCACTTCCCGTCGCCAATGTTTGGAGCATGGCGCGTTCAGCACGAGTCAACTTTCCGCCCTTCTGCACGCGACCAACGAGATTGGCGAAGTCACGCGAGAGCAGTTTTTTGGCGATGTCTGGTGATACGGCTTCCATCTGCATGTTGCGAACGCGTCAACCGTCATCATCGAAGTTGACGCACAGCACCGCACATGAGCATTCCTGTGCACTGCGCCCATACCAACCTCGTTAATCCGAACTCACTCAAACCCAATCCCAGCAATCCGAACCGCCATAGCGCGCATCAGATTCAATTGCTTGCCTCCATCATCCAAGAGCAAGGCTGGCGCAATCCAGTAACCGTGTCGAAACGCTCAGGCCTCATCGTTCGCGGTCATGGACGCCTGGAAGCGGCACTACTCATCGGCTGTGAACTCATCCCGATTGATGAACAGGACTATGCGAGTGAGGCCGAGGAACTTGCCGACTTACTCGCAGATAACCGCCTCTCGGAACTCGCCGAACTTGACGAGGACGACCTGCGCCGTGTGCTCCAATCCATCTCTGATGCCGATCCTGATTTCGATATCGAACTGACCGGCTTCATGGAGGATGAAATTCGCAAACTGATGGACGAAGCAGGATCTCCCGAAGAAGAACTCGAAACCATCCCGCGCATGGAATGCCAGGCCTTTGAAACCCATGACTACCTTGTGTTCATGTTTCACGACCTGCGCGACTGGATGCAAGTGCTGCAACTCATGGGAGTGCATGAGGTTGACTATTCGATCACACGCAGAACCAAAAAAATCGGCATAGGCCGCGTACTCCATGGAAAACGACTCATTGAACTCTGCCGCCGCGCCATCATGGCCGGAACTTCGCCCGCTCTCCCTACGACTAGTGATCCTGTCACGGAGTCGCAGCCGCTCGATCACCAGCCACAAGCTCTTCCCGACGGCGACGCTACTCGTTCCCGTAAGCGAGGCTGAACACTACCGTCACACGGGACTCGCGATCGAAACCATCCCTGATGAAATCGCGGGGATTAGTACCGTGCGCAACTGGGTGCTGAAACATTTTACAGAAGATTCCATCGTCATGCTCGACGATGATATTTCCGCGTGCGTGTGCATGGTCTCGTTGCGCTGCCGAAAACTCTCCATCGCCGAAACTCTCGCCATGCTGGAAAACTCGGCGTGGTGCGCTCGTGGGGCAGGGGCACGATTGTTCGGTTGGCACCAGCGGAGCGATCCGCGGCTTTTGCAACGCAATGATCCCTTTGGTGTGAACCACTGGGTTGGTGGTGCGGTCGGCGTGGTTCGTGATGCGAATGGAGGCGTGCCCAAGTGGGACGAACTTCTCAAATGCAAGTGCGACATCGATGCCACGCTTCAGGAACTCATGGACAATCGACTGGTGTGGAACGAGGCGCGGTTTTGTTTTGTGCAGGAACGCGACAAGAACCTCGGCGGCAATAGCTTGTTTCGTAGTGAGGAACGCATCGCCACCGAGAAGCGATATCTCAAGCGCAAATGGAAGGCCCACATCCGTCTCGAAACCTACAAGAGTCAGGATCGTGTAGCCATGGATGCACCGCGTCGTCAGTCCGTGAAGCTCTCATAAAATGGTGTTCAAAACTGCTTTCACGTCGTGTGGCCAACTGACATTCTAACAGACGATGAGTTATCACTTACACACCAAGCGCGGATATTCCTTCCCAGGAGTGTCGAGCGCGATGCAGAAGGGGATCCGGCGCGGAGACGCAAAGCTGGCCGGATATTGGGCACTTGAACTTTGGGCCAGTGGATTTGGTTCCTATGTCTGGCGGCGTTTGCTCACCGTGAGCGCGGAGGACTGCTGGGGCATTCTCACGGCGGAGGTCAAAGCACTGCACGACAGCTACATTGAGATCAACCGCAACACGCCTGCGAAATCTCCCAAAGGACGCATCTTTGTTTCCAAGGCGGTGATCCTGCTCTGCCTTGCCAAGAAAAGCCGCGATCCCGACCACCTGCAAAACTTCGTCTATGACCAGCAGGCAGGACTTGATGCGCAGACGCTCATGGATGAACTCGCAGCATCTAGCGACTACGTTCCCATCCCCGACTACGCATACGATTGCCACACGCCACAAGGACGTGCGATGGGCAAAACCAAAGCCGAGTTTTTCAAAGCCGAGCAAGAAGCGCTCAACCCTTTCATTCCCGGCTTGTTCGACAACCTGATTGATTCCTGATTCACCAACAACCACTGAGATCACCATGGGCATAAACCTAATGCAACCACGCTTCCCGCTAGGGAAGATCTACGCCACGCCGGGAGCGATTGCTCTGGATGTGGATCTAATAAAATTCCTCCACCGCCATCATTGCGGCGACTGGGGAGACGAACTCTGCACCGATGACAAGCAGGCCAATGAGGATGCGCTCACCTATGGAGCACGCTTGCTGAGTCGCTACGCCACGGCCGGTGGTTCGATCTATATCATCACCGAACATGACCGGAGCGTGACGACGATTTTGCTACCTAACGAATATTGATTCGGCCTCTGTTCAATCCGTATGCCAACGGTGGGAAAAACCGTCAAATGGCAGCCTAACACATGCGGATGTTGCATGTGAGGGCTGACTATATCGCCATACCTTGTTAGGGTGGTGTGTGCTCTCACGCCTGATTACGCGGCATTCCAGAGGGTGGCCATTCGCATCAGGCGGCAAAAGGATTGATCACGCGCACACCGGCATACGTCTGTCCATGGTTCAGATCTTCCGAATACACGGTGTGGCATCCGAGTTCCACCGCAGCGGCAATGATCGCCGAATCCCAGTAAGAGAGCTTGTAGCGCTCCTTGATTTGCAATGCCGCCCAGAACACAGTCTCACTGACTGCGAGAACCGGATAGGAGTCGAGCGCCTCGATCATTCGCACGACCTTGTCGTGGGGAAGCTTGAATTTACTCGTGGCGTTCACGTAAAATTCAGCAAGCACCTGCACGGAAAGCCCAGCACCATCAGCCATGAGCAACTCCCTGGCTTTGATTCGCTTGCCTTGCTCGGATTTGGCGCTCGATGCCGCATAGAGCAGGATATTGGTGTCGAGAAAATATTCAGCGTGCATGAGATTCCGCGCGATTGAGCCGTTTGCCAGCAGTAATCCCCGCAGCTTGATCCATGGCAGCGAAGAGGTTCTTAGCACGATTTTTTGCGCTGACCTGCTTTTCTTTGATGACATGCTCCAGTCCTTGCAGCACTAAAGATCGCAATGTGGTTCCGCGCTCGGCGGCGAAAAGTTTGGCTTCCCGAGCCAATTGATCAGGCAATTCAATGGTTGTTTTCATGCACCGTAAATACGGCATTACGGGTCACTTGTCAAGACCCTGTTCAATCCGTATGCCAACGGAGTCTAACGGGCAAAAATGGTGAAAAATATGGTGCGACTCGGCGTGCGGATGGTGCGCGACAAACGACGCGGTTGGCTGGCAGGAAGGATGATGTCGGAACGCGGGCACTCCTGCCCAACCCGGCCTCATATCCCAACTAGATCCACCAATGAAAGCACAAGATCCCAAAGCCGAAACCATCACCTTCGGCGTCGAACTCGAAACCACCATTCCCATCACCTCCGGCGTCGTTGTCGGTGCCTATCATGTCGGCACCACCGTGCGCACAGGCGCGGATGCCCAAACCAACATGCTGCTCACTGCGCCCACCTATCAGGGCCAGCACTGGAAAGCCGAGCGCGATGGTTCCATCATGACCCGCCTTGGCCGCTTGGCCTGCGAATTTGTCTCACCCATCTTGTCGGGCAGCGAGGGCGTCGAACATCTCATTCAATTCGCCGAGTGGGCACGCGCCATCGGGGCGAACGTGAACGCCTCGTGCGGATGCCACATCACCGTCGGCGTCAAATCGATCATCGGCACGGACGACCCGCAAGCCATGAGCGAATTTGGTCGCAAGCTTGCTCACCTCGCACGGTGGCATTCCATGAGCCTCTATGGCCAAACGGGCACTGGACGCCACCTGAATCGCTACAG